GCAGAGGTAGTTGAAGCTCGGCTGAAGGTCTCTGAATTCTTTGAACACATGGGTGATTACGACTCATACAATTGTGACACAGTACTACGGTGGTTAGATCTCTATGGCGTATAACGGACCGACAGTTACCTTAAATGGCGATCAGGTTGATCTTATCATGCGACAGGAGCTTACTGATCTTATACACCAGTTCACAGATGATCTGGTTGCAAGGATAGATGGCAGCTCTTTAATTGGTATCTTTGATCATGATCTAGAGAAAGACATTGAGCTTATACAGAAACACATATATGCACTAGATCTAATTTATTCATATTATTCTCCATAAAGGGGTTTACAACCTTATCTAACTATGGTATAATAGCTACATATATTAAAAAAGGATCTACCCCTTATGATGAAGACTACCAATAATGATATGACAAGCAGTTCACATGCCGCTATGTATGCTAAGAAGGAAGCTTCAGAGCTTACGTATGGCGAGCATGAAGAGGCACGTAGAATTCAAATTCGAATGCATGAATTATTGATTGAAGCTAGACATCTAGCTAATCAGATCAATGCGGATCGATTCGAGGGTGTGGTTCCTTCTTCGGAAGCCACTGTTCGATTGGTAGAGGTCATGGACATATTGAATGGGGAATACGAATAATGAGTACTGAATTGAGAAATGTACCAAACACCGATTTGTCCCAAACCCGGTTTTATGGCGGAGCAAAGCGTGGAACATGTGTACAGGTTACTAGTAGTGATGGTAAGCAATTCCTTCAATTGACTCGTGAACAGGCTGATCAGCTTTCACGAGAATTGGCATTGTTTGCTAATGCAGAAGAGGTTGTTTATAACGACGAAGATGACGATGGCAACGATGGCATTCAGTGCTACATCAATGGCATGCCAGTAACTAGCAAAGAATTTGTGAAGGCGTATTCATGAGTGATCAGAAGAAGTATCAATATAACATGGAATGGTACGACGAGTACGGTGTCAAGACTGTTATATGGGATCCACAAGATCCTGGAAAACTGAAAAAAGATCTGGTAGAATCGGGCCGGGCAACGGATGAGGACATATACATCTTCAAGAACCTTGGACAAGCCCACTATAAGCATAACGGTAATTTCTATGATGGATACCGATATGACGAAGAAGGTAACCTATACTGGGAGTATGATAATAATAATGACAATGCCTAATGAACGAAGGAAGGCAGTTAACTATACTAGACAATTTCTAGTTGATTTAATGGATCCAAAGAAAACACCTAAGGTACCGAGTTCTGTACGTAAAGAAGCATATCGTTGCTTAAAGCATTACCCTGGTGAGTATCATATGGAACAAGCAGCAGAGCTAGCACCGTCTTTATTTGGAGAATGGGATAGTGAGTAAGTACACCCCAGACAATTGGGTAGTATTAAAGATTATGTTACCAGACCAAGATACGCTGTACAAAGTATTAGGTGGATGGAGTGGGGGTTACTTATATGGCGACAGTTGGCGACTCAACAGTGGCATTATGAAAGCGGTATACCGAGAAGAGTATGTGGATTTTTATGGGTCGAGTGGCTCAGTATACCAGTGCCATTTATCACAATACCGTTTGAGAATGAATAATGCTGGAATATGGAATCAGATCAAGGAGAAAGCTGGCTTTGTTGTAATGATGCCAGAAGACACAGACTGGAGTATACTCGTATGAGTAAGATAACAATAAGTTACGATGATGGCATAACAAAGATAATCCATGAGCATGACGGTGACGGACATTGGAATGATCACGTACAAGCTATGATCAATTTCCTTCGTGGCATAGGGTATAAGATACCTGCAGAGGAAGACAAAGTATGAATACTACCATTACACTAACTCGCAATCAGATGGATAAAATTGTTGAGTTTGCAACTACCTTTAAAGATGTTCAATTGTTCACTATTAAAGAAACCCATAATAGTGGTATAGGAGCATCAATATATATCGCATGTCCACTGTTTGGAAACGACAGTAAGGCAGAGATCTCTGTTAATATTACAGACATAAGTGCGTGGTGAAGTATGAAAGTTAAAATAGGCAACTATCCAACACATCGATGGTACCACAACTTTTTGTATGAGAAGTTCGGTATCTGCGCGCACGAGCAGAAAGTATCAGTTCGTATTGACCCATGGGATACGTGGAGCATGGATCATACACTTGCCCCTATTATCTTACCTATGCTTAAACAACTGAAAGAGCATAAGCATGGCGCGTCTGTTGTTAATAACAAGGATGTACCAAAAGATCTACAATCCGAAGATGCTATAGAAGGGGACGTGTGTGCTACCCATTTCCAAAAGTGGGATTGGGTAATGGACGAGATGATCTTTGCCTTTGAGAGTAAGCTAGTGGACTGGGAAGAACAGTTCAACTCAGGTGCACATGATATGCATTGGATAGATCTAGACAATGGTATGAGTGAAATGGTGAAAGGTCCTAACGATACCTTTCAGATAGATTGGATAGGTCGTAACGCATATCAGAAAAGAATATCAAATGGCTTCAGACTGTTTGGGAAATACTTCGAATCGCTCTGGGATTGACCCCGGGGTTTACTAAAAAAGGTGGTGTATGAGTAAGTTAATTAGAATCTTAAAATGTGATGACCCAAAGAAATGGTATGCAAATAAGATTGGTGAGATAGTAGAGTTTAGTGGCATTGTATCAGCCCCTGAAGACAGCGGTGGTACAGAGTATCGTTGTAGAGATGATAGTGGATACGTTAACTTTATCCCTGCTGTTGATGCGTTCCTCTATGAGGTAATAGATGATAAATATCCGCCAGCACCTGCCATAACAGACGATCGATTTGATCTCGAAGCACGTCTAACAGATTGCTGGGACATTACAAGTGACCTCAAATGCTTATATGAGTATATTGGGGATCATGCTTTCTTTCGAGACATGTCTGGCACACATCAGGATGAGATCATTAATATCATGATCGGTCTAGAGAAACTATACAATGTTAAGTTTGAACGTCTGAGTGCTACAATGGAACAATGTATTGCTAATGGCACTCTGAAGTAATCGTGTGCATCCGATCATGTTAATATACCTAGCACTATTCAATCTCTTTATCATGATAGTCCTTCTGAAGGTTAACCCGAAAGCAGGTGCTACAGTAATAGAGGTATACCTAATCATAGCCTTATGTGCCATGGTTCATACTTTATTATTTAAATAGTAGGGGGGGTTTACACCCTTACCTAATTATGATATAATGGTCTCTTATAATAACACAAAGAAGGCATACTCCGCATGGAAACATCTACTCTATATAAGCGCGACTCGAATGGAAGGATTCGAACCTGGAAGGGTGAATCAGATCCTACTGCATGGAGAACTGTCACGGGGCTTCAGGACGGAAAACAAGTAACGTCTGGATGGAAAAAGGTTGATCAAAAGAACGTTGGTAAGATCAACGAGACCTCTATAGAAGAACAAGCTATAGCAGAAATGAATGCAGACTATAAGAAGAAACTAGATACTGGTTACTTTCTATCACTATCTGACATAGACGATTATGATAAGATCATGCCAATGCTTGCTTCTAAACATGAAGATGCCAAGTATGACTTTTCCGCTAATCCTTACTACTCTCAGCCTAAGCTAGATGGCATACGATGCATTGCACGTGCCAATGGTTTATGGACACGAGCTGGTAAAGAGATTGTTAGTGTGCCTCATATCATAAAAGATCTTATGCCATTCTTTACCAAGTATCCTAATGCCATACTCGATGGTGAACTATATAACCATGACCTCAGAGATAACTTTAATAAGATCACATCACTTGTACGTAAGACTAAACCTACAGATGAAGATATAGAAGAGTCTAAACAATATATTCAGTATCATGTATATGATGTTATAGGGCCCGGTTCATTTTCAGGGCGCTTCGTGTCTATAAAAGATACCCTCGTATCTGAATACGTGAAAGCTGTGCATACTGACGTGTGTATAGATCGCGATGAGATGGACAATAGATACGGTGGTTATATCGAGGATGGTTATGAAGGCCAGATGATACGCCATGATAAACCATACCAGCAGAACAAACGGTCTAAGTACCTTATTAAGCGTAAAGAGTTTATTACCGAAGAGTATGATGTGGTTCGTGTAGAAGAGGGCCTAGGTAATTGGTCTGGTACTGTTAAGCGATTTGTCCTTACTACAAGTGATGGTGTAGAATTTGGATCTGGCGTACGGGGTAATCTAGAAGTACTGGGTAACCTACTCACTTCTGGCATAACACCTAGGTGGTGTACACTCAGATACTTTGCCTTAACCCCTGATGGTATACCGCGCTTCCCTGTTGTAATAGATTGGGGTAATGATGAAAAAAGATCTGACTAGGGGGTTTACAAATGGATTCATATGTGGTATAATAGTCTTATAAATTAAAAAAGGGATAAGAGTGAAAGAGAATATAATATTAGTAGACTGCGACGGAGTCCTTTGTGACTGGGAGTACGCGTTTACTCAATGGATGAACCATCAGAATATTCGTAGTGTGGATGACACCCAGTATGATATTGCTAAAAAATTCGGCATGACTACATGGGAAGCTAAGAAGCTAGTTCGAGAGTTTAATGCCTCTGCTGCTATCGCCTTCTTACCACCTTTACGTGATGCAGTATACTATATGAAGCGACTACACATGCTTCATGGATATCGCTTCCATTGTATTACTTCTCTGAGCGATAATAAGTATGCTCATAGGCTTAGATATCAAAACCTCGATCTTCTCTTTGGTAGAGAACTATGGGATGAGGTTATATGTCTAGGATGCGGTGATGACAAAGACGAAGCATTAGAACCTTATCGAGATACTGGATGTTTCTGGGTCGAAGATAAAGTTGCCAATGCAGAGCTTGGTGTTCAATTAGGGCTTAACTCTATACTAGTTGCTCATGAGCATAATGCTAATTACGACGGTGACATTCCACGTTACTGGAAATGGAAAGAAATCTACAATCACATTGTAGGAGAGTAAAATTTTTAATTCCCCGATAGCTCAGTTGGTAGAGCAGTTGAAATGTCATTTGTTATAAATAAGTCGTAGGTTAAAGGAATACGACTATGAATAAAAACGAAAAAATTTCAAACACTCTTAAATTGAGATATGCTGAACATGGACATCCAGCTAAAGGTAAACCTGGACGAAAGCAAACTGAAGAACAAAAAGAACATCTTAGAAAAAAATCAATGGAAGCAGCAGATCGTAGAGGCAGAGTTTCTGAGAAACATAAAAAAGCTAGAAACAAAGCAAATGTGTATGCTTATAGAGCAAGAAAATATAACGCTATTGTTGAAAGCAGTGATTTACAGTTGATTAAGAAAATTTACGAAAACTGTCCTGACGGTTATCATGTAGATCATATTAAAGCATTAGCTGCAGGTGGTTTACATCATCAAGACAATCTACAATATTTGGAAATATCTGAAAATTGTAGGAAAGGTAAAGATAGAAATTACGATATATCTAAGGCAATACCTTGGAAAAATATCATTTTAGAAAGGGCCTTTAGCTCAGATGGTTAGAGCATCCGACTCATAATCGGCAGGTCCAAGGTTCAAGTCCTTGAAGGCCCACCAATATTACTATAGGAAGTTATTATATAATGAATCTAATAGCCAATGCATTAAGAACCCCGGATGGAACCATACTCGAATCCAAGAGTAGACATGACTATAAAGAATATGTCGATTCAAATGGCAAGACATATATGGTTGATGGTGGAATAGATTATCTACGTCGGTCTGCGCATGGTGATGAGATTGATATGAGTCTTTATGATGATCAGCCTCATGACGTTCAAGCACAGGTATTAACATGGGGTACATATGGAATTAATGGAGACCAACCTTTGCGCTGGATTCCTATTGCTGATATGGAAACGGATCATATTAAAGCAGTACTAGAAAATGTAAAAAATATACAACCTGTATACAAGACAGTTATGTTAAATGAACTACGTATACGCTCTTAGCTCAGCAGGATAGAGCAACAGCCTTCTAAGCTGTGGGTCACTGGTTCGAATCCAGTAGGGCGTACCATTTATTATAAAAGTCTGGGTCTTACTATGCATAAATAAACACATAGATAGGATTATAATTTATGACAGATAACTTATTAGATTTTGACTTTGGTTTCACTGCGGTGGATGAGAACGAGCTAGAGGTCGTTCAACATTCCACTGTTACTGTGAGTAATGAACAAGCTAGGTCAAAGGAATTAGAAGACAAATTGAATAAGCTATACAATGCTATACAGCCTCTTCTTAGTAACCTTAAAAAGAATCCAGAGAAAGAGTATATACTTTGGCCCAACAGAACTGAGAAAATAGAACAGTTCGAAGATTTGATTAGAGGAATTATAAAGTAATGACTATACCTAGTACTAATATAAGCTTAGCTGCCATACAGGCAGAAACGGGATATGGTTCTACTAGCAATATATCACTGACCACACAATCTCAGAATGCTATTACTGCAGGAAACACTATTAACAACACCGCGCCTTATGGTATGCACGAGTGGATTGGATATGTTCATGCTACGGCATATGGTACATTAAGTGGGGTTGTGCGAGCTCGCACAATAGGCAGTACTGCTAATTCTTTCTATAGAGCTTACAGTACTAGTCAAAGCGGTGACGGTTTTGTTGTCAGTGTTTATGCTCTTGTAAAAGTAGTCTTGAACACTTCAGGTTGCTATCTTCAAGTAGCAGGTATCAACGCTGTCTCTACTTCATACTGGTATAATCTAGCAGGCGCGGCGCAGAATCTAGGAAATACTTATGTTACAGCAGCTTCTGGTACTACAGGATTTACTAGTAACAATGTAAGCGCGGTTCAATTAATATACGGAGTTGAAACAGGTACTGCAAGCTTTTCTGCAAATGCCGGCGCTACGTATTTTCCGGCAAGTGGTGCATGGCAATCTCTTAGTAATGGGCAATCAGCCGGGTTTCAGGTTCGTGAAACTACCCCAATAATATATGCTAGTGAATCAGGTTCAGCGAATCACTACGGTTACGTTACATTATCGCTTAGAGGTCCTGGAAAATTAGACACAGAGGTCTATGCATTAGATTGGTATATGACTGTCTCCGGTAGCTCTACAAGTTGCTTCACTGCTGGCAGTTTGGTCACTATGGGTGATGGTTCTACTAAAGCAATTGAGACTGTCGTGGTAGGTGAAGAGCTAATGGGTAATGAAGGTGTTACTAATACTGTAATTCAATTAAGACATCATGAACAAAGGATTAGACAAATTTACGTTATTAATAACTATCTGGAAACTACAGAAACTCACCCGATACTTACTACTGACGGATGGAAATCTTTATTACCTGAAGCTACTACTGAGCAACATCCAGAATTAACAATCTCTATGCTAGAAATAGGTGACACGTTAGTTAAGTACAATACCTCAGGCGTGCGTTCAGAGGAAGTTATAGAAACCATAACTAGTGACGAAAGAGATATTCCAGTATATAACTTTGATGTTACCGGTAATGATACCTTCATCGTTAATGATGTTGTAGTACATAACAAGTAAAAGGCAGAATAATATATGGCACTACAAGGTTCAGGCGCAATAAGTCTTAATGATATTCACTTAGAAGCGGGAGGAACTACTGGTACCGGTGCTTCTATTAATGATGCAGATATACGTGCTCTTATTGGCAAAGGCGCTGGTGTTTCAATGGCTTTTAATGAATGGTATGGAGCAAGTAATACGATTGATTATCCAGCATTCGTTGCCAGTAATATTGAATTGGGATCTGCGGCCGGGGATTCATTGACCGGTTCCAAAGCACAAACTGGCCCTTCCGTTCTGCTGAATGGTAATTATACTGGATATAACTTTAGAGTATTTGCAAACACTTATGGTGTATTTTTATATATTAGGGAATATAATGCTGCATCAACATCATATTATTATACTCCGGCCAATGTTCAAACCGTCTTATCAACAACTGATATTTTAGCTTCAAGAGATAATGGTACTATTCAAACAGCGAAGGTCACAAATGCTAAGATAGAGTTAGTTTATACTACTACAGATACGGGGGGGTCTGGTGGTCAAAGATCAACCATACTTGTAAATAACAATACCTGGACGGCAATAGCAAATGGCGGTAGTGTTAATACTACTATAAGGGTTGGAACAGGCGCGGATTGTTATGCTTCGGTGTCTAGAACTGTTTTAGGAAGTGTAAATATTTATCTAAGAGGTCCTGGATATAATGATGGGTTAGTTGTATCACATGATTTTAGAATATACTCCGCTGCAACATCAAACCGGTGTTACTAAGAACTAAAGGTATATAAAAAAATGAAATATTTAAATATAAAAACAGAAGTGGTTCGTGATAGTAATAATGTCACAAAGACTATTGATGTTACTATGGAATTACATAGCGATATTACCCATATACCATATACATTTACCAATAAAGATGGTGTTGAGGAATCTTCAACTTATGAAGGTTATGTAAATGATACTCTTGTTGCTACAAGATCTTGTGTTTATACTATTCCAGAAGATGTTCAAACTGATTTGTTGGTTGGGTTCGAACCTCATAATACTGAAAACGAACTTGCTTATCAAGCTTTATATAATGGTTGGTGGGCTGGTATAAAAGAAATGGCAGAGTATCAAGCTAAATATACAGAATTAGTAGAACTATAATATATAAAATAAGGGTAATGATAATATGAATAGAGAATCAGTATACGAACAACTAAAAATAGATGAGGGCGTAGTATATGAACTATATAACGATCATCTCGGATATGCGACATTTGGTGTCGGGCATTTGGTTAAGGAAAGTGACCCGGAGCACGGAAGTTCGCTCGGAACTCCCGTCTCGGAAGAAAGAGTTAGGGAGTGCTTCGAATCAGACCTCAACACGGCGATCTCAGAGTGTAACGCTCTATACGGAGAAGGGACATTTGCAGACTACCCAGCTACAGTCCAGGAAGTCTTGGTCAACATGATGTTTAATATGGGCCGAGGTAGACTTGGTGGATTCAAGAACTTTAGAGTTGCATTGGATGAAGGCAACTGGTCGAAGGCTGCTTCAGAAGGACGAGATAGCAAATGGCATAAACAAGTAGGTTCCCGAGCAGAAAGACTTATGTCTCGAATAGAAAATATATAAATAATATAACAACAGGAATAAAAAAATGGCATCAGTAACGAAATTATTAGGCACAGAATCTAACCTTGCTACAGCAACTGCAGTAGGTCTTAAGCCTTTGGTCAGAGTACATAACACAGGAGCAGCAGGCGCAGTAACTCATAAAAATGCAGCTGGTGTAGTTATTGGGAGTGTAACTCTTGTAGCTAATGAAGTTATGAATATCCAAAAGGCACCAAGCGATACATTGGAAGGCGGAGCAGCTTTCTTAGCAGTACCGATCGCATATACAAACTAAAAGTCCCGGAGCATTATATCATGTTAAGATTATTTATTATTACTATATCATTATTAGGTTTAAGTTCAGCTTGGGCCCAAGACGGAGTGGATGATACGATTAGAACGGACTCTATAACAAATAGCACAATTAATTCAAAGTCAGATTCTACTACTACATTGAAATCGCCTCCGGCCTCTGCGATTACACCAACTATTAATACGTCTAACTCAGACCTATGTACATTTGGTGTTGCAGGAGCTATTCAAACTCAGATACTTGGTATCTCAACTGGTACTCAGGTGACTGATGAGAATTGTGAGCGGTTAAAGCTTGCAAAGACCCTGTATGATATGGGAATGAAAGTAGCGGCAGTATCTACAATGTGTCAAGATAGAAGAGTATTTGATGCAATGATGAACGCTGGTACTCCATGCCCATTTGATGGTATGATAGGTCCTGAAGCAAAAGCAGCATGGGAAGTAAATGCTGAACAGCAGCCAGGTGGTGTAGATAAACAAGATGAGGAAATGAGCAATGGCACTAAGACAATGCTTGGGGGCGCTGGCGTTGCTAGTTTGCTCCTCTTACTCATACTCTGAAGAAGTATTTGGTTCAACAACCAATGCAGCTTCGGCTGGTTATAATTGGGTTATGACTAACCTCCTACCTGCGCAAGCGGGTTTACAAGTAAATGGAGTAGTGTATCGCTACACAGCAGTAAAGAATACGGATGATGATATGGTTGTCCATGTTCAGAATGAGAATGCTAGAGGCGCTGGTTATATATTTCGATCTAGTGATGATTGGTCTGGTCTACCTGGTAATACAATCAATAAGGTAGTGCCGGTCAACAATGTTGACATATCGTATTGGGGAAATGGTTCAATACAGGTTGATGGTTTTGGTACAGTGGAAGATGCTAGGGTAGTGTATACGTATCAGTTTGATCCTTGCTTTGATCCTCAATCAAACCCCACATGTGCTGGATATATTGTACCCATAGATTATGCTGCAGAAGAAATTGCTTATGAAGAAGATCAAAGCTATATCCAGGATGAGCTAGATCGAAAGCAGACATTGCAAGATGAAGAAGACCAAGAAGAGACAGATAGAAAAACTCTTATAGCACGGAAGAAAAAAGAAAGCGACGAACGGCTTGAGGTTCTATTAGGTCTTGTTAATACAACGGAGCTTTCACAGGATCAATTATTAAAGCATTCAGAGTTAACATTAACTAATAGTTTTTCTTCTTCATATTATAATAATATACAAGGAGGTAATTATAAAGAGACGCTTGCGTTAATCGACAATAAACTTCCTGATAGCAATAAAGGTTTGAGAGTTAATTTGGCAACTCAGATCCTACACCAGAAGTTGGTGGATCTACAGTATGATAATTAAACTAACCAGCAAGCTTATAAAGGAGAACATATAAGATGTTCAAGAAAACACTTATTGCAGCATTGGTTTGTTCGGTTCCTAGTATATCATTAGGTGCAGAACTTCCAATCGCTGGCACTGTAGAATCTAAATGTATAGTGCAAACAGACACATTGGGAGTATATGGTAACCCATCACCAAACACTCTTAGTACAGACCCGATTGATGGTGGTGTAACCCCTATCATTCGATTTGATGTTATTCAAGCTAACTATTATAAAGCCCGTATTATTACGCCGAATTCTTTTACACAAAGTCCAGCTCTAAGTGATGTAGTAACTTGGACTGGTGTAGTTGCTGTTGGCGAAGTATCAGACACTCAAATGTCTGCATACTCTAGTGCTTTGGTTTTATATGATAACGTAACTGAGGTTGATCTAACTGTCGCAGGAAGTACTTGGTTTGATGTATCTTCAGAGGCTAACTATGGATTCGACACAGCACTACCCGCCGGCACATATCGTGCTGTCGTAAGTGCCGAATGCATTGCGCTATAATATTATGCGATATATTATGGTATTACTATTGTTTGTTAGTGGGTACGCAAGTGCCCACCAATGGACTCCTACATATCCGGTATTAAAACCTTCTTATGCTTCTGGAATATTAGTTGCTAATATGGAATTATTTAATAGCAGAAAGGATATTGAATATTATGAGATTGGAATATTCGATAAAGATTTCATTGCTGTTCCGTTTGCTACTGAGGCAAGGATAATAAACCTTCCTTACTTAGGAAGAAAAAAGATTGACGTATTCATCAGAGATAAGGACAGATATAAAGCAGTATACGTTTGTTCAAAATCCAAGTTGATTGCAAAAGGATCTGCGATCACCTCTATATCATCAAGGATATGTTCTAAAATTAAATGAGCAAATGAAATGAGATTGTTTTTTATAATAATGATGATGGTTATAAGCATGGGGTCAAGAGCAGATTCTAGTTCATTGAACCTTGCAATACCCCAGTCACAACAAAGTTATCAGTCAGATAGAATACGAGCTGGCGATTTGGAATGTCAAAATGCTATAGGATCGGCTACAAATGTAGAGTTTGGTGTGGTTGGAATACTTAGCCAAAATGACCCGTTTTCTAATGGAGCATACTTAGACCCTAATTATGACTACGGTAGTAGTAACTTGATTAAGGACGTTGGGGTATATGCAAAGATTACTATACCAATTGGAGCGCCTAAAGAAAGATTGAACTGCAATACATTGTATCTTTTAGAGCTTGAGAAAAAGAGATTAGAGGTACAAAAACTAAAAGCTGAGATCCAAAGTCTCAGAGAACTTAAGTTCGAGAATTAAGATATGGCAGAAGAAGAAGATAAGACCACAATAGAATTTGGCGGAATGTCGTTCACTGGGGGTAAAGCAATGGTGCTTGTTACCGCGCTATCTACCCTAGGAGGTGCTAGTTGGGGCGCCTTTGAATTTTACGCCGACTATATGAACATGAAAGAGATCATACAGAACATCGATACAGATGCTATAGCTGCTCGTAACGATGTGATCGAAACCAAACTTGACGAAGCAATAGATTACTCTCGTAGTATTAAGAACGACCTGCGTGACGACTTTAATCGTATGGAAAAGAACGTAGACCGTATTGAAGATCAGAACCGCAATATGCAAGACGAGGTTAGGGAGATGATTGATAAAGCTGGGGATAGGTTTGACAACAAACGAGAGAGCCTACAACTAGACACAGAGATAAAAATGAACTCTCTTGAAGATAGACTACAGAAACAGATTCAGACAGTGTTAGATAATCCTTTGGCGGATTAATTATGGCTTATTCAGAACAAGTAATGGATCATTACAACAACCCACGCAATGTGGGCAAGTTAGATAAAGAGTCAGACTCGGTTGGTTCCGGAATGGTAGGTGCTCCCGCGTGTGGTGACGTCATGCTATTACAAATACAGGTGAACAACGATGGAATTATCGAAGATGCTAAATTTAAAACCTACGGATGCGGAAGTGCTATCGCTTCTTCCAGCTTGCTTACCGAATGGGTTAAAGGTCTCAGTCTTGATGAAGCTGGGAATATTAGAAACACCGAGCTCGCTGAAGAGCTCGCCCTCCCTCCAGTCAAGATCCACTGTAGTGTCCTTGCAGAAGATGCGATCAAAGCTGCGATAAAGGATTACCGCAGTAAGCATATTTTATAAATAGTTATAACCAGTAGTTATTGTAAATCATATCTTTATGAATAAATGTCATAGGTTATTTTCACCTAGGGGGGTTAACGTAGGGGGTATTACGCGGTATAATACTCTAACATAAACCAAATGAGATATATGATTATGAGAAACTTTATCACTCTTAGAAGCCTTTTAGTTACTAATGCGGATAACGTTGAGATTGACCTTAACTATAAAGAAGCACAGTTAGCCTTATTGAACACCAAAGAGTCTATGACCATGTTCGATAGCATGCTCAACGAGCGCTTGGGTGTAAAAGTTCTGGGATATTATGCTGTACAGTCTATTGACATAGGCGTTACATCTTAATATTGATATATGAGAAATTTTCATATAAAAGGGATTCCAAATGAAAATATATCATAGGTTATTTTCATTTGGGGGGGTTCTTTCACTGTCTAGGATATGGTATAATACTCCCATATTAAACAGATTAGGTCATAAAGCTATGATTATTGAAATTGAAGGGCGTCATAAGCACAAGGATGTAGTTAACGTTTACTTAGGAAATCTATGTAGATCTTTAAAGCTTAACCGCTTACAAAGGTTGATCTTAATTAAGTTTAAAAGTCGTCTAGATAATGATGCACAGGGCCTGTGCGAAGGGGAGGAAAGTTATGCTCAGATTTCTATCGGGACTAAGAACGCTCCATTCCTTCTCCAAATGCAGGCTCTTGCCCATGAGATGGTACATGCTAAACAGTTCCTCCGAGGAGAATTAACCTCTATCGGTGTCTTTAAATGGAAAGGACGAAACGCTGAAAACTATGCCTATATTAACCAGCCATGGGAAAAAGAGGCCTATAGGATGGAGCGAGAATTATTCCTAGATTGCTTTCCCTTTGAAATGTACGATGCATAAGTCAGCGATATCCATAGCGTTTCTACTGATAGGGGTAGGAGCTATAACAAAGGTATCTGAAGACCCCTTAATCCCGGTAATAGCCCCAATCGTTAAAGAAGAAATGAACTGTCTAGCCCTTAACATATACCACGAGGCCCGAGGAGAAATACTAGCGGGCAAGGTAGCCGTCGCAGATGTAGTCTTAAATAGAGTTAAGGATAAAAGATATCCAGATACTATTTGCGGGGTTATCTATCAGGGTAAGTTATCTTCGTGGTGGCTAGACCAGGGTAAGGAAGTGCCTATTTTTAACCAGTGCCAGTTTTCTTGGTACTGTGATGGGGTACATGATAAGCCATTGAATAATAAAGCCTGGGAGGAATCAAAAAATATTGCCAAAAACATTATTATTAATGGTTCTTATATAGGGATAACAGAAGGGGCTACACATTACCATGCTTCATATGTTAAACCTTATTGGTCTACCAGTAGGAAGATGAAGCTCACTGCCAAGATTGGCGACCACATTTTTTATAAGCAAAAATAGCATATACTTCCCTATACCTATAACTAAATGTCATAGGTTATTTTCACACAGGGGGTATACAACCAGGCTAAACCACGATATAATACTCCCATACCAAACACAAAAAGGAACAAGATCATGAAATTATTAATTGGTTTAATTGGGGGTTTTTTGGTGATGGGCTCAGTCGGTTCATTAGAAACAGATGTTATGTCTATCACGCAGACACTTGGTTTTGCAATTTCTGGGCTTGGTCTAGTTTTATATGTTTTAATGAGTGAGGAACTTGTGTAATGATTATCGAACGAGTAAGCCCTGTAACAGGCAAAAAGAATACCATGGAATTACCTATAAACGAGGATCAGCTTCTCCACTATACTGGTGGCATGCTTGCTCAAAAGGCTTTCCCTGGTTTAAGTTTAGCAGAAAGGGAATTCCTTATTTCTGGCTGCACCCCTGCCTGCTGGGACTCAATATTTCCAGAAGAAGAGGAATAAGAATATGTCAATAGATCGTATGCAAATGATTAAAGAAGCTGCTCGAAATGCTGCTCGTAAAAAGCAGTCTAAAGTGGAAATGAAAAGACTTATAAAAGGACTTGACCAAAGGAAAAAAGAAAAGAAAGAAGAAATGAGAGTACACAAGAAGCTCTCAACTGCAGCAAAGAAAGAAGGGGATCAAGCCCCAGGATCTTTGGATTGCTTTAAGGAAGAAAACATGTACTATTCCGAAAAGGAAATAGCTAGCTATTTGGAAGGTACCTCTTATATGGAAACTTGGCAATCTATGAAAAATGATTGGGATTAGAGGAACACAAAATGAATTACATGATAATTGAGTCAATGGAAAGAGATGGAAGAAAGTCTGAGGTTGTCCGGTCTTTAGGAGAGGAGCCTTATACATGGGGAATTAGAATGTATCAGGGGGATAACTACCTAGGCATAGAATGGTTCCAGGGTAAGGCAATGAATTATGCTAGGGATGCTGCAGAGAATTTTGCACTGGGAATTAAAAAGTTCCCATAGGGGGGTTTACATTAGTATCCATATATGGTATAATAGCTACATAAACAACAAAGGTGAAAGATATGGCTAGACCAAGTAAAACAGAAGGCGATCGATTAAGAGCAAGCCTTCGTAAAAATAGAGTAAGCATTGATGATACTCACGCTGGGGTAGAGCCTATCTTTTTGCCTGAGAATGCTCCAAAGGATGATAAGGAGTACCAGAGCATTTGGGCTTCTGCTGCTAATTGGTATAACTATTATTATTCCTCCAATGATTACATCCCTTCTATAATGAAGTATGCCCAAAAGAATTTGGGATATGATAAAGACCAATTAGCAGCCTTAAAGAAACATCCTGATTGGACTTTATCTATTCCTATCGGTAAGCTCTGTGTGATTGCTATGAGAGGCTTAGAGCCAAGGGATAAAGATAAAGAAGAGATCAAATCTGTTCTAAACGGTCTTTTAGAATCCTCGCAGCTTCTAGAGGAACTAGAACCCGACCAAGATAAGCCAGTGGTTATTTCTATTCAACAAAGAACCCGTCATAAAGTACTTAATACAGTATATCAAGACTGGGAAGATTCTGTTGTGGATCAGTGGTCAGAAGGTAACTTTAAGGTAGATTTCGAAGCTTACTTATTGTTTAAAAAGCATGATCTAAAAAGCAATGCTATAGAGGTCTTTAAGGACATACTTAAGCAAGACCATGATGCGATCTTGGATGCATACAATAATGCCTGTGAGCAAGCCGTAGAGGCGTACTCGCACATTAAAAGAACAGATCTTAAGAAGATGCTAGCTACCTTTGAAAAGGCCTATGCTGATCTAGACCAGTTTAAATCAGCCGCTAAGGCCACTAGAATACCTAAGGCTAAAAAGCCTAAGGCTTCAGACAAGCAGATAGAAAAACTAGCCTATAAGAAAGAAGATATTGATTCTAAGCTGGTCTCGATCTCTCCTGTCCTTATACCAGGTCAGCACAGACTTTATGTCTATAATGTAGAGGAAAAAAAGCTGACCGAGTTTGTTAGTAGCTCCACTAAGGGCTTCGAGGTTAACGGTTCTACCTTAAAGAATATTGATACTAATTTAAGCAGGGTAACCAAGCTAAGAAAACCAGAGGAGATCATACCACTCATTCAGAAAAAGACTATTAAACAAATAGACAAGGTGTGGGCAGGGCTCACTACCAAGATAAACATTCCAACCGGAAGGATTAACAAGCACTGCATTCTATTGAGGGTAACAAATGATTGAACAGAAAATAATGACCAAGAAAAGGTTCTCGACAGCAGTAGAGCTTATGGTCTTAAAGGATGGGGTATCATACCTAGATGCCATGACAGAAATAGTAGAGGATAGAGGGTTGGATTATGCTAATATACCCCGGCTACTCACAGATTCTCTTAAGGATAAGATCGAGGCAGAAGCTAATAAGTATAATCTATTACGAACTCCAGGAGGTAATACCCTACCATTATGAGTGCTGATCCCTATGCTTCATATCAACTATATAATGCGCTTAAGCTTCATTTTGAAACCCCTAGCTATGATGCTATCAAGTATAACTTTAAGACCTCTGTTAACCCGAAATCCTTTCTTAAAAGGAAAGATAAGTATTTCTTTGCCAAGTTAGCTAAAAAGCATACTGATGATCTAATGATGTATTACGTATCCAATTTTAAGTTAGGGTTGAGCTACGTTGGTGATATGATGGATGAGGACGGAGAAAGAAACTATAGGGATCATAAAAGAATTACGGAATCACTCCATAGAGTGTTTTCGATTGATATAAATACATTAGCTGAAGTAACAGAGAAAGACGATATTAGCTTTGACGACTTATTCGTCGCTATTGATAATAGACACCCAATTGTTATAAAGCTATGGATGCAGGAAGAGATTAGTCTAGAGACTGTTGTTATTCTGAATTCCATTTTAGGGTTTATAGATCGAGAAAGCAAGAACATATCAGAGACTATCACATGGCCTGGTATTAAACGCCGTATCGAAAAGTATACCCCCTTTGTTAGGTTCGATAAAGATAAATGTTTAATTTTATTGAAAAAGAGGTTTACAAAGGATTGAAAGTATGGTATAATATACTATACAAAAAATACACTGTTAATATAATGCACACAAAAGGAAATATATAAATGTCATTTGCAAATCTAAAAAGTAACCGAGGCTCATCAATCGATGCGCTTGTTAAAGCTGCAGAAGCAGTATCATCTCCCAAATCAGAATCTAAAGGCTATGGCGATGACCGATTCTGGGCACCGACCCGAGACAAAGCTGGTAATGGTTATGCAGTAATCCGCTTCCTGCCCGCTAAGGCAGGCGAAGACCTTCCTTGGGTTCGATATTGGGATCACGGGTTTAAAGGCCCAACCGGTCTTTGGTATATCGAGAATTCTTTAACTTCAGTAGGTCAGCAAGACCCAGTATCAGAGTCTAACTCTGTTCTCTGGAACACTGGTCGAGACGAAGACAAAGCTATTGCTCGCGACCGCAAGCGCCGACTACATCATGTAAGTAACGTTCTTATTGTATCTGATCCTGCACACCCTGAAAATGAGGGTAAGGTAATGCTCTATAAGTTTGGTAAAAAGATCTTTGATAAGATCATGGATGTTATGCAGCCGCAGTTTGCTGATGAAGATCCTGTTAACCCATATGACTTCTGGGAAGGAGCAGACTTTAAGATCAAGATTCGTAAGGTGGAAGGATGGGTAAACTATGACAAGTCTGAGTTTGCTAGTCCATCAGCTTTATATTCAGGGGAAGAAGATCGTCTTGAAGAGATTTATAATAAGCTTTACTCTTTAAAAGACTTTGTAGATCCTAAGAATTATAAATCTTATGATGAATTAAAGGCTAAGTTCAATCGTGTGGTTGGAGCGGATGCAGGAGTGTCTATGGAGATGCCTATGGCTTCTATGCCTGTAGTAGAGCAATCCCCATTCTCAGCCTCTGTAGAATCATCCCCTATGGTAGAAGATTCTTCTAGCAGTGAAGATGATACTTTAAGCTACTTTGCTAAGCTAGCACAAAGCGAATAATAATAACGGTTAGACAACATGGAAGTTTTAAAGGGAGACATTGCGTCTCCCTTTTTTTACCTTGCAGAAATACTAGCTAGAGTCATTGATGCCCTAGATGTAGGCATCTGCATAATATTAGTTACAGTAGAGTTGCTGGTAGGAGCATTACTAGTTTGAGATATTACCTGTGATACATTAGATACCGCTGCTTTATTAGAAGCATCATTATCCCTTGACATATTATTTAATGCATCACCCGTATTTACAGTTGGTACGCTGAGTGATGGCTGAGTTTGAGCCCCCTGTATTTCTATTGGGGTTAATGTTTGTATTCCTAGTGCTTGACCTGGTATAGCTTCCACAACTGGCTGTTGGACTAAGGGGGTTAGAGGCTGAACATCTGCTCCAGTATCTTCCGATTCTTTTTTCTTGTCTCTTTCTATCTTCTCGGCAGCCTGCTTTGCATTAACTTTCTCAAGGTTATCAGTAGCCATAGTACTTAATTTATATTGAGATAAATCTGGTAGTTCAAAACCTAGGAACTCTGCAATTGCACCGCCGTACTTGTCGACAAAACCTATAATACCGTTAATAACACTTACGAACATATTCACAAGACTACCAAAGGCATCTTTCATTCCAGCTATGGCCCAGTCAAACATATCACCATAAGAGTCAAAGCCACCAAGATTTTTTACAGCAAACATTAGTAGTCCAACAATACCTGCTATCGCTAATCCGATTAGTACGAATGGTGCCATTGCTCCAAAAATAGCAGTGAAGGTAGCCATAATGCCGGGTATTAAAGTCCCCATCATGAACAGTCTAACTACCTGCAGAGCCTTGACTACTTTGCTTAGTACTCCAAATATACTACTGAATGCACCGATAATTGGACCGGCAAAGTAAGCAGCTAGACCTGCAATAATTCCTGCAATAGCTAATCCGTGACCTTCGAATTTTTTTAATCCCCCTGCTAAATCTCCCTGAAAGATTAAAATGATTCCACTAAAGATATCTGACACAATGTTCATAACATCCATCATTATTTTTGCAAACTTTTCAGGGTCGGTAAACAGCATGAACATTCCTGCGAGACCAGCTAGAAACCCTACGCCTTTAACAGCGCCTTGTCCAAGGTTGGTTATCCCTGAAGATACATCTTTTAATGAAGCTTGCATGCTTAGAAAGATATCCGTTTGTTCGTCGCTTGCTTTGGCAGCTTCTCTTCTTTTCTCTTCGGACTCTGTTGACTTACCTAATTCTTCAAGCTGCTTTGTAGCGGC